TGGCTATCAGAGTAACCCCTTCATTATCTCCATCTCCGCCAATGGAATACCCTGTAACGTCAAGCACCTGTCCTATGATATCAGGCACTTCATCTACTGATTCTATACCGTCCACTTCTTTCTGTTCTGTAAGCAAAGCGGCGTGGGGATTCAGCTTGCTGAACGCATTGATAAGGTCTGATGTTACCAGGTTCTTGCCTTCTACGGTGGTTGTACCATTCTCATCCTTGTAGGTGGCCACCAAGGTACTGTCTTTGGTGATTTTAGCTTTTATGATCTTCATTATCTTCTATATTTATATTCGTTGACAAATTCGTTATAATAACGGTCTTCCGGAAGGGGAAGTGTTATTCCCAGTTCCGTGGCTGCATCTGCTTTGACCTTATTCAAAAAATCCGTCATTTGCAGTGTGTTCAGTTTCGATGTGCTTCCGGCTATGACCGTTTCTTTTCCTTTGATAATGGTTGTCCTTCGTAGATATAGGTTGCAGTAATAATCGTGTACGTCCTGTTTGTCCGTTCCTGTTTCCTGTTCGATACAGGTAAACCAAAGCCACATCAGGGCGTTTTGACTTAATGTGCGCGGCTCTGTGTAACGTTCGATAATTAACTTGTAGCGACCGTTACGGAGCTGCGAGCACATGAAATCAAAGGACTTGTTCAGTGTTACCACACCTTTTTCTTTTATAAGGATAGCTTCTTGTGCCATTATTCCAGTCCGAAAATCTTCTTGTCCGTGATAGATTCTCTATTAGCTTCCAAAAACTCTATGAAATGTTCTACGTGTGCCGTGAGCAGTTTCACTGTCTGTTCGTGATTGTAAGTATAATATTCCGGATATTGCGTACCACTGATAAGCGGTGTGCGGCTGGTACCGCCCTTTAGCGCATAAGCCGTAAACTCAAACGCTTTTATGCTTTCCATTTGACCGGAGGCTATCAGGCAATAGGGGTATACATGGCGCTGCCATCCGTGGGCATATTTGCCGAACTCATATTTTAATGTAGACTTGATATCATAGACGATGTCTTTCCGAAGCTCGTCAATGAATCCGTATAATTCCGTGTCACCATACCGGGTGGGAAGAATGGCGGATACATAGATCTGGCTTAATGAGCCTTTGAAATACTCTGCCTGTTCTATACACCATTGTCTGTCGAAAAGGAAATGCCGTGCTGGTGCGATATCCGTTGCCGGAAAAGCTACTTGTATGGTATTGGTTTCCTTATCGCCAATGATGGAGTAGGGGGATCGTTCTGTCGGCACGTGATTTTCGCAATGGACATAGCAGTCAATGATAGCATTGAAGGCAGTTCCCTTGTCTGCCGCCTCACTCTCAAACGGTACACGGTTGATAGCATCCAGAAGGTCTTGCTTCAGGTTCTCTTCGATTTCTTCCGGAGAGCGTTTATACTCTCCGGTTTCATTATCAATGTTCCAGAAGCTTTCCACTTCTTCGTCAGCTCTCAAATACTTGTCGAATTTGTCAAGTAATGAGGGATAGATTCTATAACTAGGCTGCTTCATATATTTTTTTGACTTTGTTGAATTTCAATCCTAATTCCTTGCATCTTTTATTCAGCAGCATACCTGCTTGTAATTTGCTGTCGAAGATATGCTGCAGGCTCTCCAGTGATTGTCTCACTTCGTTGGCCGTGTCCGCATCCGCTACCATAGCTATTTGTTCTTTGATAATTTCCATCAAATCCTCATATTCAGAAGACAGTTCTGTTTGTTTGGTCTGGTAGGTTTGATAAGTGTTTATAATCTTTGTCATAAAGTCGTTCTGGCCGGTGACTGTACCTTCTTCATTAATGATAACCGGTATCTTCATGCGTGCCGGGAGGTTGCAGGTATTCTTTCCATAGAATTTCTCACATGGGTCAAAGGAGATGGTTCTGTCCTTGCCTATGGCTTCCATATAGCCTACAAGATCAAGTTCTTTAATCAGGTCACCGGCTGAAGAACCTCCGATTTCCGGGCGTATCTGTTTGTCTTCTCCGTTCTTTTCCTCGCGTTCATGGGCTACGAATATTACTGATTTACCCATTAGTGTGACTTGGTTTACGAAGTTGATGAACATGTTCTTTCGTACTCCATATCCTTGCAGGGACAGTGTGCCGTCCGCTTTCTTCATTTTGGGATTGTTCTTCATTATATATTTATCCATGAAGGATAACATTTTTCCTGCCGTATCAATAACGATGGTCTTGTATTCGGCAATTTCTCCGCTCGTAAGAACTTCATCCACCTCTTCCCATTTGGAAATTTGCACGGTGTCTACACGGTGGGCTGCATTCACACGGTGAACGCCACCGTCAAAATCAAGCAATAACGGTTTGGGTGAACTTAAAGCAAGTGTAGTGTTGTGAGTTACTATATAATCGTCAGTGACATACAATTCATCCTCATTAGATACCTTAATGCAGACACATTCACAATCTTCTACACGGGTCACATCTACTATATATCTAGATATAGTAGTTTTACTCCATTCAGAAGCTTTTCTTTCAAGACTGAAAGGGCATTCTTTGATTTTCACGCTAACACGGTATTCGTCCCCCTTATCTTCTCTTTCGTATACATGTACATTAGCTATACCACCTAAAGAGTTAACAAGCTCCACCACATCATAAGCAAGATTCTTACTTGCAGTAGAAAAACAAACTCTATTTTTTATTGCACATCCATCTGTGTCCATAAGGCCGCGAAGCAAAGATATACGTTGTTGATGGCTTCCTAATTTGTAACAATCAGGGATAAATTTCTCTGTAGAATGGACGTTCAATCCTAACCGCTTTATTCTCTGAATATATCCTTCCCCATTGCCTGAAAGAATTATGCCGTATTGAGGGCATTGCGGTGCATCATTCTTACTCAAGGCATAGCCGTTCGGAAGCAGTCGTTCTACGTTGCTGGCTATTTGTGAATCTACATCAGGATTTGAGAATATTGCTACATTCCCCGTCAGAGAACCATCGCCGATTAAAACCCCAAGAATATACGGGTCAACATCATAGCTCTTTTCAGTATATTCCATAGCATCTACTACCGGAATCTCAAAGCGCGGGATAGGTTTTCTTGTAGAAAACTGTCTTGATGGAGACAAGGGGCAAGAGATACCCTTCGACATCATCTCTTTAAGGGTCATGTTTCTAAATCCTGCTTTACGGTTATTGCCAGTATTTGAACGAACATTCCATATATGTTCTTCATCGCAATAAGTTATGGCTCCGTCATTTGTCATGACTCTGTACACAGGTCTTACTCCTTGAGGATAAACACCCAATACTTTCTGTTCTTTACCGTCACATCCCATCAGGGTGTCTCCTACAGATATATCGGATAACTTCTTATATCCTTCCGGTGTCAGAACGCTGCAATACAAAGGTTGAGCCTTTCCCATGCCAGGTTGGCCGTAGATCAATGCCGACAGGGTATTCTTGACTGTCAGCTCGTTAGGCTTTTTGATAAGTCCCATAATCAAATAATTTTTTAGTGGTTAATAAATGAGTTAAAAAAAATAGTTCCCGGATAGCCGGCCAGGACGCACCGGGATAAATGAGGATATAGAATATAACATATAAAGAGGGCTCTCACCTCACGCTGTCCTTTCCAGCGGCTTTGGGTTAAATTATTATCTAACAAATTGCTCTCTGCTTCACTGCCTTGAAGTCTCTAACATGGCTACGTTTATAAGGGTGTACGGCTCCCTCTCTTTGGGTGTGGGTAATACAGGATTCGAACCTGTATCTGTATTCTTCCTGAAAACAATCACAAACCGTCTGAACGTAAAGAAAAAAGTGAATACCGCTTTCCCATTAAGCTAATTACCCGTGTGGCTTATGCCACTTTCTTTTTTAATTTTCTAGGCTTCCTTGGCATTTTGGTCTGTGCATAACGCAGGACATCACTGGCATTGCAGAACCATTTCCCGTTTTGTGCGCATGTAGGCTTGTCGGAACGTATTTTGTTTTCTTCGATCAGTCTGATAAGCCTTCCTATGCCTCCAACTATTTTGGCCGCTTCTCTTTTACCGAATGTATGGGTGTCCATGATGGTTAGGATGTCTGCTAGCCGTGCTTCTGCCGTTCCATCAAATAAGATGGATGTCCGTAGTTGGTTGTTAACTGTATAGTTCATAATCTGAATCTGTTTTTGTTCGTCTTGTTCTTGATACTTGGGTGGTTCTTGCTTTTGCTCTGCTCCTGCATTGTCTCATATCAGGATGAAAATCCAATGCGGCAATGATAAAGAACAGGATGGAGAAGAATAACTCAAGTCCGTGTTTACGTATCTCTTTTATATCGAAGTTGATCTTCATGCGTTCACAGAACATGTATAATACCAGCTCGGTATCTTTGGAAATACCCAGCTTTTTGT